TTCTGCTACAATCTTAGCTAATCTTTCTTCATTCTTTTTATCTTGGTCGTTTTCATACACTTTCGAGTACGTCATAACCTACAGCCTCAGACAATTTTTGCATGGATAATTCAAAATACTGATTAAACTCTTGTTGGGTCATTTCATCAAAAGATATGCTATCCATAATTTTCATGTGTGCGCTGGCTAATGAGTTCCACCGCATTTTGACGTAACCACAAGCCCACTTTAGTTCGCTGTGCAAATGTTTTTCTGTAGGCCACCGTCCAGTAGCCTTGCAGGTGTTTCTTAGCACTGACCAGTACATACTATGGTGAGGGTTTGACCGCTTGCCTGTTGGCTGCAAGTTGTAAGCTTGACCCTGCTTGGCATCCTCTAATTGCTCACCGTCATATTGTGAGACAGGCAGTAATTGCCCATCTCTAACATAAACTTGGATTTTAGAATGGGATTTCATCATTCAGTTCCAATGAGGGTTCATTATTAATCTTTTCACCTTCAGCAAAATTATTAGTTTGTGGCTGGTAGTCAGGTTTATCTTTACTAGCACCACCCAACAATTTTACTTCACTAGCATTGATAGACATATAGGTTTTACCCTCATATTCTCTTGTCTTAAATTCACCAGTGACGCCTACTTGCGTTCCTTTGGTAAGGTATTGAGCAAGCTGGGTTCGCCAGAAGTTGACCCCAAAATAGATTGTTCCTTTATCTTTTCCGTAACCGTCATCAACCGCCACAGAAAAGGTTGCAAACTCCCCTCTGTCGTTCTTACGAACTTCACAGTCTTTGGTAAGACGCCCAATAATTGTAATAACTTTCATAATGATAACTCCACTTTTCTTTTATCATGTGCTTCAACGACAGCCTCAAATTGCGGTTCACTTATGTCAGGGCTGTTTAGTAAATTTTTATACCGCTTTTCGTTTTGCTCAAACTTATCAGAAGAACAAGTTTCATAAAACTCAACAGCAGCATCTACTCTAGCGTTTGTGTCAAGATCCATAAGTTTTTTTGGTGTAGGCTTACCTTCTTTTAGTTCGTCAGCTTCTTCTTCACTGTAAACGTCACCATGTAAACCGACTAGTTTAAGAATTACCCTATCTTTGGCACGTTTCTCTGCCATAGCAAAAGGATAGCTGTTTTTGTTATTATACGGTGCAGCTTCACCAGTAGCCCATTCTGTTTTATCACCCATATGACCGACAACACACATAGCTACTTCTTTAGATTTAATGTCATTTGAGTACATTATAGGTACGTCAAAAACAATGTTGTGCATTGCTGCTATTTTTTCACAAGCTTTGTGTAATACAACAGGCGTACCATGTACGTCCCAAGTTGCGTCATCTAATGTCATTCCTATTTCTTTAATAAGCTTGACTAGTTTTTCAGGTATAGCTTTAGGCATCTCCTAACTCCCTTCTTAATGTTTCGTCATATGAATTTGCACTATCAATACCTTGTTCAATAGCCTCTATAATTTGTTTTGCTTCATATGAACTGATGTTAATTTTTATCAAAGCTTTGTATACAGAAGCAGTAATATGCAAATGAGATACATAGTTTATACGCTTTTCCATTTTTACCTCTTGTTTTATTTTGTATCTTGTAATATACACATTAGTATCGTATGTGCAACCTAATAATGCAAAAAAAAGGAAAAAAATGAAAGTTGTGTCAAAAGAATACAAGGATTGGTTAGAACCTGACTTGTTATCGCTGAGTAAAATACAGGATGGTTTGAAGAATAGAAGCCCAGCGCAAGTTTGTAATGCTACTGGTTTGTCGCGTCACACAGTGTATCGTGTACGAGATGGAGCAATAGATAATGTTAACTATGAAACAGTAAAAGTGTTGTCAGATTACTTTTTAGCTGAACAATAAAAAATGACCCACAAATTAATGTGGGCCAGAGTTCAGTGAGGTAAAAAGGAAATGTGCCACAGGCAGCAGCACTTTTCACAACGTCAAGATAACCGAAAGTTATTTGGACAGAAAGGGTAAAAATTAAATGTCACATTATATGACAGCGCTGGCGATGAAACAGAAGGGTTTAAGACCAGCTACAAAAGTGGTTTTGTATTGGATTGCAGACCATCATAATTCTGAAACAGGCGATTGCTTCCCCAGCATAAATAGATTGGCTGTACTATGTGAGATGTCTAGGCGTTCAGTAGAAACTCATATTACTGCGTTAGAGGATCAAAAACTATTAACCAGAAAGGCGCAATACAGAGACACAGGTGGTAAAACCACTAATAGTTACTCATTGCAACTCATAGGTAACCATGACAACTCAGACGATACGCAAAATCTGCGTATGGGTAGCGCAATATCTGCGTATGGGGATACGCAAAATCTGCGTATGAATAACCTTGTAAGAAGGAACCTTGGAAAAGAATATAATAATATAGATGAAGTTTTTGATGAATTTTGGAAACATTATCCTAGAAAAATAAATAAGGCAGCAGCGAAACAATCTTTTGCAACAGCGCTCACTAAGGAAAAAAGTTCTGTAATTATAAAAGGTGCTAAAGAATATTCAGAAAGTGTAAAGCCTGATGATTTAAAATTTGTACCTTATCCAAGAACATGGTTAAGACAAGAGAGATGGTCAGAGAAACCAGAAATAGAAATACCAGAAATGAACGGTATGAAAAAAGCATTAGAGGAATTAGGATTAAGCTATGAATAACCAGAGAAATGATGAACTTAGAAACAACACAATGAAGTTGTTAGCTAGATTGAACGCTCCAAGAGCAGTACAAGGCAATACAGATGCTATGAAAACTGAAGCACAGTTTCTAGTAGATAAAGTTGTTAAGTTGGCCCCTAGCAGGCAATACACAGAATGGTTTAGTGATTTTGAAGAAGCTTTGTTAGGTAATTTAGAAACTAGGACATGGCCTACAGCTAAACAAATAGGTCAGGCTGCAAAAGAAATAGCTCCTAAACGTCCAGAATTTAGAGATGATACACAGCAAAAAGGTTACGAACCTGACGAGTTAAGGATTAATGCTAAACGAATACAAAATAAAGAAGAGGTTGGTGAGCATTATATTTTTGGTAAAATGGCAGAGCAGATGGTAAGGGCTGGTTTAGTTACACAAGAGCAGTTGCAACCATACAGGGAATATCTTAACAATATGAAAAGAGGCTAAAGTATGTTACAGGTAGGGCAGGCTCTCTCGTAAACCTCCCTTATACTAGAGCCTCCCCCCATCGTAAGATCGGAGCCTTATGGTGGGGGTTCCCTTTTCTTAGCAAATCAGTTAACCTACACTATATATGGTAGTACCCTATTAGGACGGACATATGAGTACAAAAGAAGAACAAACATCTAAAGTAGAAGGATCTGGTAGAAAAAAAGGAACAGGTAATAAAGTTCCAAGACTACTGAAAGATGCTATATTAGAAGCAGCAGACAGGGCTGGTCAGAACATTGTCTTAGCAAGATATGATGATCCAAGTAAAGCTGATCCTAGATTTGTAGAAGAAGCCAAAAAAGAAGGTATGGTTCATTACCTTGAGCATCAGGCAATAGAAAACCCTCAGTCATTTATGTCTCTTATGGGTAGAGTGCTTCCCATGCAGATAAGCGGTACAGGCGCATCTGGTGAACACATGGTTAAGCTGACATGGAAGAAATAGAAATAGACTACAAGCCTCGTAAACACGCTGTAGCTTATCACAACAGAACAGAAAGGTTTGCGGTTTTAGTAGCTCACAGGCGATTTGGTAAAACTGTAGCCGCTATAAACGATTTAATTAGGGCTTGCTTCTCAGTAGATAAAGATAGCGTCAGAGTGGCTTACATAGCGCCATATCTTAGTCAGGCTAAAGCAGTAGCTTGGGATTATGCTTTAGAATATACAATGGATATACCAGATATTAAAATTAACCACAGTGAATTGAGGATAGATTTTAGTAATGGAAGCAGATTTCGCCTCTATGGTGCAGATAATTATAATGCTATGCGTGGTCTTTATTTCGATGCAATAGTTTGTGACGAGATGGCAGACTTCCCAGCATCAGCATGGCCTACAGTATTACGTCCATCATTAACAGATCGTAGGGGTAGTTGTACTTTTATATCTACTCCAAAGGGAAAGAATGAATTTTGGGAACTTTACGAATATGCCAAGACAGATCCTACATGGTGGTCAGGTATGTTTAAAGCATCAGATACAGATATTTTAGATGCAGAAGAATTAGAAGAAGCAAAAAGAACAATGGGTGATGATCGTTATGAACAGGAATTTGAATGTTCTTTCGAAGCAGCAATAGTTGGCGCATATTATGCACAAGAAATGAAAACAGCTACAAATGATGATAGAGTTACAAACGTACCATATGATCCAGCTACAGGAGTTATTACCGCATGGGATCTAGGCGTTGGTGACAGTACAGCGATATTCTTTGCACAATATGTAGGGCAAGAAATACATATCATAGACCATTATGAAAGTAGTGGCGTTGGGTTAGACCATTACGCAAAAGTGCTAGATAAAAAGGGATACCACTATTCAGAGCATATATTGCCGCATGACGTACAGGTTAGAGAGCTAGGAAGTGGTAAGTCTAGGTTAGAAACTCTTACAGCTTTAGGGCTTAATAATATAACCATAGCGCCTAGATTGTCAGTAGATGATGGCATACAGGCTGCAAGATCTATGCTTAATCGTTGTTGGTTTGATGAAGAGAATTGCAACAGAGGTATAGAAGCTTTACGGCAATACCGTAGAGAATTTGATGAACGGACTAAAACATGGCGTGGTAAACCGTTGCATGATTGGACCAGCCACAGCGCAGACGCATTTAGATATTTAGCAATAGGTTATCAACCTCAAACAAATTGGGGTGAACCTATAAGAAGGAATTTGCGTGGCATTGCATAATGTGTTAGGTTGCTCTTAAATAAGGAGCGAAGCATGGCAAAATCTGGTCTTTATTCTAATATTCATAAGAAAAGAAAACGTATTAAGGCCCAAAAAGCGGCTGGTAAAAAACCAGAAAAAATGCGTAAAAAAGGTGCAAAAGGCGCACCAACAGATAAAGCATTTAAAAAAGCAGCAAAAACTGCTAAGAAACCTACAAGAAAGAAAGGAAAAAAATAATGCCTCATGGTAAGGGAACGTATGGAAGTAAAAAAGGTAGACCACCTAAAAAGGGTGGGAAGAAAAAGTAATGGCTACTAATGAAGAGAAGTATGAAACATTCAAACGAATGGACATGCCACTTTTAGCCAACCATCACAAAAAGTTGATGGATAGAGAAAACAGGGCAAGTGGTCGTAGTTCTGGGCCTACTGCCGTAGCTGGGTCAGGTAGAGGTGGGAAAGGTGCTAGACCTGATATAAACCCAAACACAAATGAAGGTTCTGAAGCATTGGCGATGGCTCAACAGCAATTTAACAATGATGGCAGTTATGGTTATTACAACAACCAAGGTAGATATGTTCCTTTTAGTGTAGATATTAGAGATGGCGGTGGAATGAATACTTCAGGTAATTTTTTCAAAGGCGCTGGTCCTCTTTCCACAGCTTTAAATGTTGCAAAAGTACGTCCAGCAGGGCCAGCGAGAGAAATGAGAGATGGTAACTATGTAATTCCTAGAGAGCAAATAGGTTTTAGAGATATTACAGACGCAACAGATCGTGGCGGTCCACAAGCAAGTGGTGGACGGTATGAAGGTGGAGGCATGGTAAGTAGCATGTTCAATTTGGCAGATGACATAGGAAGAGCTACA